ATATTTCATCTGATATTTATTATACAATCTGAGTCAACTTTAGTTGTTTATCTCTGGCAAAATAATACCCGGGATCACTCCCGGGCCGCGTCCGCGTATCGTTTTTCATATAATTCATCAAGTTTATTCTTAACTGCCAGTGCTTCCTCTTCTTCTCCTGCACCGAGGCACTCGCAATAAAGATGTTCAAAACCTTCAATCAGATCGTTTAGATATTGTAAATCTCCGAATGTACCATACAGCGAGCTATTTTCAATTTTAATCATGGTATAACCTCTTAATAAACTATGATGAATATTTCACCTCGGAGATTAACAAACCATGATTTGATTAGGCGATCCGCGAGTGTATCAAATTCCTGAAATTTGTAGTCATCTTCTGTAAAATGTACCGTCCCGCACATGAGGAGATCATAGTTCGAATCGCATATTGTGATGTTTGCCATGTTGAGGCTAAAGCCTCCGAAGAAATCCCTAATTGTCATTTTATCCACTTCCTTTCAAATATTTATCGCGCTAATTTCGATATCATATTTTTAAACGGGAGACGGTATATTTTTTTGCTTTTTGCGTACATATCCCAACTTGTTATGATGTAATCGCCCGTTTCGTTGTCTATAGCGATATTTAACACCGTATAATCGAGAGTGCCACCGCGTAATCTTTCTCCGTTTTCGTCGAGTCTGTAGATGTTGCAAATTATGAAGTGCTTCATTTTTCGTTTTCCTTTCTATTTTCAATTTGTTCTGACTGGCTGCCAGGCATCTTTCAGCATCTATATAATATCATACTTTATTAGAAATTGCAACAGTTTTTTAGAATTTTTCTAATAAAGTTAGTTGTTTTTTGGCGCGTCGTGTGCTATACTATTTCTCGAAAGGGGGGGCTGTATATGCCTGACAAGAAAAAAAGGAATATCGACTGTTACCGGGGCTTTTGGCCTTCGTGGATTTTTAGCCCGAACGAGGACATTACGCGCTCGAATATGAGACAGTACGACCGTGAACGAGCTGAATGTTACGCGATCATAGACGAGCGATACGGGGCCGAATGGTACGATATTCCTATTGCCGAGAGGGAAAAACTTAAAATTGAAATTCGAAAGGAAGCAAAGCAAAGATGTCAGTAAATCTAGCAACGAAAGATAATTATCTTAATTTTTACCGGGTTTTTGATTTTGTAATGAACCACCCGGACCAGATCGAGCCGATGAGCCGGCGCCCGTGGAGATCATCGATCACGGCCCGACGCATCGAGGCCACAAAATACGAGTATTATTGTTTTCGGTCCAACGGAGATTTGCCGGAACTCCTCGACCTGTTTTTTACCCGCGTCGTCGGCAACAAAAGACAATCGATTGTAAAGATGGTCCGACGTTCGACCCGTTGCGGCTATGTGCATCCCGACGCGTTTGTTCTGCTGCCGATCTCCGGCCAGTGGGGAGCCGGTATTGCGGTAGTAGAGGGGAATCACTATTCAAGTGTGAAAGTGACGACGTATTATATATACAATAGAAAGGAGCTCGACCAGTGGCGAAAGTAAAACCGCTCTTCACAAATCTTGAGTTGTTGGCAGTTCCCCGGACCGAGGGTGTAATGGCCGAAATAAACCAGAAAGGACAAAACGCAGTTCGGGCGAATTATACGGTGCTTCGAGATATTGCACAAAAACGTTTGAAACGCGCGCAGGTGGCCGGCTACATGACGGACCGGGAACCGTTCGCAAAACTCGCGGATATAAAGGACAAACGAGACCTCGCGGCTGAATATGCCAATATCAGTCGATTTTTGTTATCGCCCAACAGTACAGCCGAGGGCCGCGAGAAACGCAATGAGAAAGCCGTTGCCCGTTTGAACGCGCGCGGTATTGATTTCGTGAATAAACAGAACGTTGCAGATTTCGGTAAATTCATGGGAGTTATGCGGGAAATATACTCTCAAGAACAGCCAGGCGGGGCGAAAGCCCTATATATTGACAGCGACGACCTCGCGGATTATTACTCAGCAATGAGAGAAAGCACGCGCGGAAAAATCCGGGACCTTTACAATGAGAGGGATAAACTCGGAAAGGACGCGGCCGGCCGTAACAATCCAGAACTTGACCCGGAAACAAAACGCGCCCGGGATAGTGTAAAACGCGCTTTTGAGAAATGGAAGAAAAAAAGAAGATGAGGCTAAAAAATGGTTTATCTGCCTTTACCATTAGAAAATTATTGCACTGCTGCAGAATTCCGGCCCGATATCCTGTTAAACTACCCCGTTATCAAACGGAAAAAATCGAAAAATGGGAAAAAGCCCGATATAATAGATTGTGTGTGCGCTTTCGATATTGAGACAACAAACCTCGACGACATCGAGCAGAGCGTCATGTATATATGGCAATTCCAGATCGGTAACGAGTTGACGGTGTTCGGCCGAACGTGGCAAGAATTTAAAGACGTCCTTTTCAAGATTGGCCGGATGCTATCGAAATACGATGATCGTTGTGTCGTGATATACGTGCATAACTTATCATTCGAATTTACGTTTTTAGCCGGCATCTATGAATTCAAGAAAGAGGAAGTGTTTGCCGTACGTCGTCGTAAAGTATTACGTTGTACAATGTACGACGGGCGCTTTGAGTTTCGTTGCTCGTATCTTCTTTCAAATATGACGCTAAAAGCTTTTACGAAAAAATTTCACGTGAAGCACGAGAAACTCGACGATTACGATTACGGGCTGCAGCGTTTTTATTGGTCCCCGTTAACGATCGAGGAATTGAGGTATTGTCAAAACGACGTGCTTGGATTAGTTGAGGCCGTACAAATGCAAATGACAAGCGAGGGTGACGACCTGAAAACAATTCCTTATACCTCGACCGGCTATGTTCGCCGGGAGTGCAAACAGGTTATCCGGGAAAATCTCGGATATCACTTTGCGAAAAAATATTTTCCGTCTCCCCGGCTCTATGAGTATATGCAGAAATGCTTTCGAGGGGGAGACACAACGGCGAATCGGTGGTACTGCAACGAATTATTGCACAACGTCACGTCGTACGATCGTTCAAGCAGCTATCCTGATGTGCTTGTAAACTGTCTCTATCCCTCGACCCCGTTTGTTGAGATCCTGCAGCCGATTGATATACCATATCTCGAAAAACTGATTTACAAGCGGGAACGTGCTATAATAATGGAAATTCAATTCACTAACTTGAGACTAAAGGACCGTTATTTCGGCGACCCGTACTTGACAAAAGACAAGTCAACGGAACTTTCCGCGGATGCTGTTATCTTCACCGGCCGAGTGATTAGCGCGAGCCTTTACGCAACCATTTGTTGTGATGTTGATTATACCATTATAAAAGACGTTTACGATTGGGATGATGCAAAAATCATTACATGGTTTAAAGCCTCGAAAGACTATCTGCCGAAATGTTTTCGAGATTTCGTTATCAAGTTTTACGTGCAGAAGACGGAATTGAAAGGGCTAAAAGGCGCGAGCGACGAAGAAACCGAGTTTAACGAATATCTTTATGCAAAAGCAAAAAATCGAATTAACAGCATTTACGGAATGACGGCGACCCGGGCAATAAAGGAAAATATTGATTTTCTTTCCGATGACAACGATTTTCATTATGACGAAACGACCCCGGAGGAAGTTTTATTTGCCGCAGCGTACGCGCGCTATTGGCTCCCGTTCGAGTGGGGCATTTATACAACCGCGCTCGCGAGAAGGCGACTCATGGACGGAATTTTAATAGTATACCGGAACCGCAACAAGCCCGGGAATAAATTCTCGGATTTCGTATATGCAGATACCGACTCGGTTAAATTTATCGGACACGCTGCAGCAGCTTTTGAGGAATACAACAAGGCCCGGAAGGCTGACAGTCTACGAAATGGCGCGTACGCCAGGGATCCGAAGGGCGTCGTTCATTATATGGGAGTCTACGAACGTGAAACGACGTACCCGGTTTTTAAAACGTGCGGACCTAAGAAATACGCCTACGAAGAATATAACAAGGCCGGAGACCGGGAAATACATGTCACGATTGCGGGAGTCAACAAGAAGAAAGGCGCGGCCGAACTTGCAAAGCAACCGAAAGGCGTTGATGCTCTCGAAGACGGGTTTATATTTGTCGAGGCCGGCAGCATTGCCGCGAAGTACAACGGAAAGCCGGAGATCTCGCATTATACCGTTGACGGCCGAGAAATAGATATAACTTCGAACGTCTATCTTTACTCGGTCCCGTATACCGTCGGAACCCTCGAAGAATATAAAAGAATATTAGAATTGTCGTATATTGATATTGACAGGATGGCAAAGATTTTGTATAATAAATTATCCTCGGATGACGAGGAAATAGATTCTTGATTTTAGAAAGGAAATCAACGAAATGAAGCTTATCAGAACAAACATTGCAAATCTCGAAGAAGATAAGAAAATGCTTTACCGGCTCACGATGGGTGACAGTAAAGGCGTGGCGAAAATGAGCGACGAGGACCTTGACCGCTCGTACCCGGTAGACGCCTATCTCGTTTACGAGAAAGAAGACAGCAAGGGGAACCCGGTCACGCTGCTGACAATCCTTTCCGGTGGCGAAGTCATTACCGCGCAGAGTCAAACGCTGCAGAAAGCCTTTCTCGAGATCGCGGACCTTATGGGCGATGACCCGTATTCTATCAGGTTTGAATCCGGCGAAAGTAAGAACGGACGTCGTTTCGTCTATTGCGTTTTAGATTGCGATTAAAGGAAGACCGCCTGTCGGTCAGCCCGGGAGCTCTCCCGGGCTATTTTATTATGAAGGAAGTGAACCGATGAAATCAAAATATTATCTTTCGAGCGGCTATACTGATATGGTGAAAATTATTGATTTGCCGTATACTTTTATTTTTGTCGTGCAAGGGCGAGGGACCGGAAAAACATTCGGCGCGTGCAAATACTGCTACGATTATCACGAAAGGACGGGCGACAAGTTTATATATCTCCGGCGTTTGCAAACAGAGGCGGATCTTGTAGGAAATACGGCCTTTTCACCGTTTACCCCGGTAACGGATTTCTATAACCTCGACCCGCTCATATCGGGACCGATCCCGAACGTTAAGAACGTCAAAGGAATTTGGAAAACCGAACGCAACGAGAAAGGCGATATCGTCCCGGCCGGTCCCCCGATCGGCTATACCGCAGCCCTCGCAACGGTATCGAGTATTCGAGGATTTTCAGGGCGCGACATTAAAGTTTGTATTTACGACGAGTTTATCCCAGAAAAGACCGCGCGGCCGATCCGGGCAGAGGGCGAGGCCGTTCTGCAGTTTTACGAAACAATAAACCGTAACCGGGAACTTGAGGGCGAGGCCCCGTTAAAAATGGTTTTCCTCTCGAACGCCAATAAATTAGCCTCGCCGGTTTTTGAGGCTTTCGGGCTCACGAATTATATCGATAAAATGGTTCGGGGAAAACAAGAAGAATGTTATCTTAAAGATCGGGGAATTGCGATCCTTAAACTTTCCGATTCTCCGATATCGCAGAAGAAGAGCAAAACGGCACTATATAAGGCGAGCCAGAGCGACGCTTTTAACGATATGGCAATCGGAAACGCGTTTGATATGTCTAACTATTTATACGTCCGGGCCGAACCGATCGACGAATTCCGGATAATAGCAAAATTTGACGACGTTTATATTTACCGGCACAAATCCGAGGCGCGCTATTACGTGACGAGATACCGGACCGGGACCCCGAAAGCCGAGTATATTTCCGAACCCTTTTCGATTAAGAAATTTAAAAAAGACTATGCGCTTGTATTCACGGCATGGGTTGATGGCCGGATCTCGTTCAATGATTATTACTGCAAACTCGTCTTGACAAAAGCTATACAATAGTTTATTATACTGTTATAAAGGCCCGAAGCGCAAAGGCAGCCGGACGGAATCCGGGCGCGTGACGTTTGCCGCGTCATAACTCGGGCCTTATTTAAATATCGAACGGGAGCGATTACTATGGAAACGATTTTACCGATTATTTTACCGCAGGCGAAAGACGCTGTTGTTATTCTCAGTTTTATCGCGATAGATATCGTGACCGGTTTAATTAAGGCCGCGGCCCTCGGAAACTATACGAGTGAGACAATGAGAAAGGGGCTTTTTCATAAAGTTGCCGAACTTCTTGCATTTTGTTTTGGGCTCATGGCCGATTTTACTTTCCCGTTGATCGGGGTAAAGTTACCGTTATTCTTCGCGCGGGGTATCGCCGTTTATCTATGTGTGATGGAATCCGGCAGCATTATCGAAAACCTCGGGCAGATAAACCCCGATATCGCGAAATATCTTTCGGGCATTTTCGAAAAAATCAAGCCGGCGTCGCCTGACAATGAAAAGCCAGAAGAAATAAACGAAAGAGAGGACGAAGAAAAATGAACGTTGTTGCACTGCACAAAAAATCGCTCGCCGTTATCAACATTATCAGCGCGGACAGTATAACGAAATCGGGAACGAATATTATTGTTCACGGTTTTGCAACGACCGCGCCCGGGACCGCTGCAAATTATACGTTTGCTGCAGCCGATTACATGATATCCATTGTCGCGAACTGATTTCTTTTCCGATCCCCCAATTCTTGAGATCGGGGCAGAGGGCTTTTATGTGCGCGTTTTGCAAGCCCTTCTTAATCTTCGGTTATGTGGCCGGCCGCCTCTCACTATTTCCGGGCGTTTCGATATGGCCACATATAACGCGCTTCATGAATTCCGGACGCAACATTATTTAAACGGCGATACGGTTACGGACCGGTTAACGTGGGAATTTCTACTTGATGAGGAAAGGAGATGAAATAGTGAAGCTTAAAGTATCCGAGTATATCGGTCTTATTCAAGCCGGTTATACGCCCGAAGAAATCGCCGCTTTCGAAAAAGAGAGCAAGGACCCGAAACCGGCCGAAGATCCGAAACCGGCAGGGGACCCGAAACCGGCCGAAGATCCGAAACCGGCAGGGGACCAGAAGCCGGAAGTCACCCCGGACGCGGCCGAACGTATCGAGAAAGCCGTCGCGGATTTTACGAAGGCCCTGCAGTCGTTTAATCTCGCGAACGCGCGGCAGCCGGGCGGGGGAATCAAGGACCCGCGCGACGAGGCCACCGAAATCATGACAAAATGGTGTAATATGTAAAGGAGAAAAACTATGCCTAACACCCCGGAAGTGACGCAGGGCGCGACCCTGCTTAATTCAGTTGTTAGACAGGCGACCGGTCAGAGCGCGATCGGAAACCTGACTAACCTTGCAACGTTTGTTTCGACAGCGACAACGTTACTCGCCCTCGGTAAAGATCCTGTTCTCAATGCTCTGACGCAGGTAATGGAGCCTACATTGTTTGCTGTCAGGCCGTACGATCAGCCGCTCGCATCTCTTGCGATCCCCGGCGAACGTTGGGGGAATATCATTCGGAAACTCGCGCCCGTGGCCGACGAGATGGAAGATGATAACGCGTGGCTTTGGCCGGTCACGTACGACGCGAGCCAGAACCCCCCCGACGGCAAGCACCAGTCAGTCGACCCGTATGCAATCCATAAACAGGACGCTATAGAGACTCATTTCATGGGCAGCGTCTCGTATATGCAGCACTACACCACGTACGAAAATCAGTTTGACGTTGCGTTTCATGGGCCGGCCGAATTGGCACAGTTTTTCCAGATGCTCGTTACCGAGAGACGCAACGACCGCGAGAGTTTCGAAGAGGCGAAAGCCCGTCTTCTGCAGCTCAACTTTGTCGGGGCACTCCTCGACGAAAACGACCCTGACCGCGTTGTGCATCTTCTGACCGAGTACAACCAGATTAGCGGCCAGTCACTGACGGCTCAGGATATTATGCAGGGCGACAACTTTATCGCGTTTGTTCGGTGGATGTATGCAAAGATACGTACAATCGTCGGCCAGATGCGCGCCCGGTCGAACAAATTCCAGACCAATATCACCGGCAAGAACGTTCTCCGGCATACTGACGCGAATAATCTCCGCGTGGCGATTTACCGGCCGTTCATGGAATATATTAATTCAATGGTCCTTTCAAATCTCTATAATGCAGATATGATGCGGCTCCCGACGTACGAGGCAATTGATTATTGGCAGTCAATCGACACTCCGGGAGCAATCAATGTCACCCCTGTTTATACTGATACGACAGGTAGCCCGAAGACCGGCACCGCGGTTAATAACGCGACGGTTATCGGCCTTATCCATGACCGGGACGCTCTCGGTTATGCAATGCGAGATTTCCGCATGCCGGCCCCGATTTATAACCCGCGCGGCCTCTATTGGAATACCTATGTGCATGCGCGCTTTACCGCGTGCCAGGATAACACCGAAAAGGCCGTTGTGCTTTGTCTCGACTAATCGAGAGATCGATTTCCTTTCTATATGACGGTCCGGGCATCCGGGCCGTCGCTTTATAAGGAGTATAATATATGGACGTCTATTTATATAATTTCCAGAAGCGGCGAAACTCGACCGGCCGGCCCGTAACCCCGTCAACTCCTACCATAACAGCGAAATTAAAAGACGGCTGCAGTATCGCAAAGCCGGTTCTTGAAATAGCCGCGACGATTACCGGTCTAAATTCTCTATCGCATACCAACTACGCATATATCCCCGATTTCGAACGTTATTATTTTATAACCGATTGGGTATTAACCGGAACGATCGGCGTCGCCTATCTCGTATCCGATCCGCTCGCGTCTTTTAAGCCGGATATACTCACGCAACAGCTTTATGTTTTGAGGGCCTCGGCCAATTACGACGGGTTTATCCGTGATACGAAATACCCAATCAAGGCTGCCGCTCCGGGTCTCGGCTCCATTTACTATATGGCAGCAAACCCGCTGCAGCCGGCCGCGCAAAGTTACGGGTGTTTTGTGATTGGTGTCGTTGGAAAGGGTACAACGTTCGGGTCCGTTGATTATTACGCAATGAGTTACTTAGTGTTCATGCAGTTAATGAACAAACTGTTTAACTTGACGACGCAATGGGCTGACGGTGGATCTGACCTTGCCGACGGCCTCAAAAAAGCAATCACTGACCCGATGCAGTATCTTGTATCTTGCATGTGGTTCCCGTATAGCGTTAACGATTTCGTCACTCGGGGCTTAGTTTCGAACGTTACAGGAATTACCGTCGGTTATGATACGATTGATCTCGGTGTAACTGCATATATGTTTAACACGATGCTTAACATTGAGTTTACAAACCTCATTTCGTGCAATACTCCCCGGCATCCGCTCGAAGCCTCGCGCGGGAACTATATGAATTACGAGCCGTTTTCCCGGTATTACGTGTCGTTTTATCCGTTTTGCTCGCTGATAGAACTTGATTCGACGTTGCTTGGAAATACGACCGATTTCGTTTATACGGTGGACCTGCGGACCGGGAAAGGAATTCTTTCCATTTGCCCGGACCATACCGGCGACACGTGGGCCGATTGGCGACCGCTTCGGCCTTTCCGGGTGATCGAGGCGCAAGTCGGCGTAGATATCCCCGTCGCAGTGATTCAGACTGCGAAACCATCGAGCGTCGGCGAATATCTGACAAATGCCGGCGTTGCAGCCGCGACCGAATTCGGGAGCCCCGTTGCAATACTCAAAAAGGCATATTCTTCGCTTGTTCAGGGCGTCGGAAACCTGATTGGATCGAGCGACGAGGAATTACAGCAGTATTACAACGAAATCGGAGAAACCCCGCTTAACGTCGGCGACCTTGGAAAAGTGGCGTCGGCCGGGGCCGCGATGAAGTCAACGTGCGAAATGTTCGGCGCGCAGTCTACAATATCTTTTAATAACCGCATGCCGTTTATGTACTGGGGAGCGTTTTACACCCCCGCGGACGACGATCTCGCGGATTATGGCCGGCCTCTTATGCAGAAAGTCGCGCTCTCGACGTTATCCGGTGGTTTTGTACTATGCGAAAATCCTCATATTGCAATACCGGCCGCGTACGCGTCGGAAGTGACCGCGATCGAAAACGCCCTCGCAACCGGCGTTTATTTGGAGTAAAATCATGCCGTTTGTTTGTAAACCGTCCGAGGGTTATTCCGAGGGCTCGGCCGATTGGAATAACAACGCGGATATGATCTATTCGATCCTGAACGCTGCCGGGTGGAGCGATTACGCTGTCGCGGCCGTAATTGGTAACTTGAATATGGAATCGGGCCTGAATCCGTGGCGCTGGGAGGATGACAAAGTGCGTCTCGACGGTTTCGGTTACGGGCTCCCACAATTTACCTCGGCCCGGGAATATATCGAATTGAGCGGATATCCGGACCATGCGCCTAATATGTCAACGTCGAGCATCTCGGGCGGTAACG